GCCGCCTAAGTCAGAGATCCGCCAGTTCGGTAACGCCATTGAGTACATGGTAGACCAGATGGCACAGCGCTGGCGGACGCAGATATTCAGCGAGTTGAATCAGGATACGGTTGCCAAGTTCGCGGACGCTAAACAAGAAGGCAACTTTGCCAAAGTGTTTCTAGCCATGGCGGCACGTGTACAGCGCAAGCTATTAAAGCAGTTCGACGGCAAGCGTCTTGACAAGATGACCAACAAGTACACCGGCAAGGTCAACCGGCGCAACCAGTCAGAGTTTTACCGGCGCGTGTCTGCAAGCGTGGGGATTAGCCGTGAGGAACTAGAGGCCACCGAAGGGCTGACGTTTCAGATCAACGCCTTCCAAGCCGAAACCCAGCAGTGGGTAAAGAAGATGCGCGACGATACGTTGCAGATGTGGACGAGTAACACGCTGAGGCAGATGGCCGAAGGCAAGGGGCTGCCGGAGATATTAAGCCAGTTCGACGGCATGGTAGAGCAGCGCAAGGGTCACGCGAAAATGGTTGCGCGTACTCAGATTGCCACGTTCAACAGTTTGACCAGCAAGGCGCGGGCGCAGAACTTGGGGATCACTAAGGCGCGGTGGGTCACGTCCGCAGATGAGCGCGTAAGGCCCAGCCACTCTAGCCGTAACGGCAAAGAGTTTGTTTTGTCAGAAGGTCTTTATGATTCAGGAGACGGCAAGACGCTATTGCCTGGCACCGACTACCAGTGCCGCTGCGACTATGAGCTAATTATTCCCGAGATGGAGCAATAACCGCACCAATTTGACACCGGCACGCCATAACATTACTATTACACAAACATGCCAGAAGGCTAAGAAATGCCCGAAACAATCCGTAAACAGTTTGCTGATTTGGCTGTCTATTCAGAGACGGCCAGAACGGCTGTGTCTGTGCGCGATGGCGTGCTTGAATACCTTGGCGCTGAGCTTGACCTTGAGCCGCTGGACAAGGTGTTCACTGTCTATCGCTCACCGGCCACCATTGCCAACGCCGCTTACGCCATGGCGGGCATCCCTCTCACTGATGAACACGTCAGTATGGAAGGCCCAGCGCTTGATTCAGGTAGCCGGGTTGAGTCTTCCGTAGTCATTGACCAGCTAGATGAGTCCACGCACTCACGCCTTGCTGTGCAGAACAAACTGGCCGTTAACGACACGCTCCAACTGCTATTGAAAGACAAGCGCCAACTGTCCCTTGGCTATGAGGCCGACTTGGTTCCCCATAGCCGTTGGGACTTTGAGCAAATAAACATCGCACCCCATCACCTTGCCGCTGTACCTGCTGGCCGTTGTGGCCCATTGTGCAGCTTCATTGACCGCAAACCTGATACACCCGTAAAGCCCCAGGAGGGCGACACCATGAAGCCGAAGAAGTTAATCAAGGCGTTTACCGACGCTGAAGGTTCGGTGAGCCTGGAGCAGATCGTGGAGATTGCTACAGGCTTGCCCGAAGCTATCCGTAAAGTACCCGTTGACCAGCTCGTAAAGCTTATGCCAGCGATGCAGGAAATTATGTCATACGCCACTGAGCAGGGCGCCATGCCTGCCGAACAGACTGAAATGGAGATGGAAGGCGAAGACATGGAGGGCGAAGAAAAGGAAATGATGGACGAGGAAAAAGAAGGCGAGAAAGAAAACTTTGCTGACTCTTCCAAGTTCAAAGATGCCGTCGCCAGTGCCGTCAAAGGCGAAGTAAAGCGCTACGCCGAAGTGGTCAACAAGGCCCGCAACTTCGTGGATGCTGAGTACGACTTCGCAGGCAAGACCGCCAACGCCGTTATGCGTGACGCCCTGGCCACCCAGAGCACTGACAAGTTCGAAGATGCCGAGCTGTCCGTCGCGTTCAAGTTGCTGCGCAAGGCGAACACTGACTACTCGCAATTTGGTGACACTAAAGCCGATTCCGGTTTGATGTCTCGTATCTCTGACACTTTGGGGGAGAAATAACCCATGTCTTTTGCAAACACTGTACTCCAAGATAACCCGGACCTTGGCCCGGGCGAAGTCATTACCGCAAGCCCTTACAACGTATCGGCTTTCGAGCTTTTCGAGGACGGTCTAGTTGAAGGCCGCTTCGTCAAATACCACACCGGCAGCATCGACAACATGGACGGCAGCGCATCACCAGTTGTCGCAGGCATTGCACGCCGCAAGATCACCGGCGAAATTGGCACCGGCATCTATAGCACCAGCGGGCAAGCGATCGACCAGGTAGCTGAGGTTATCAACTTTGGCTTTGCCACCGTTGCCGTAACCGACGACGCTGACCCTGCCAAGTATGACGCTGTACAGTTCGTTAACGCGACCGGCGCAGACGCAGGCAAGGCCACCGACGCTACCGTTGCTTCCGGCATCGTGAGCGCGGGCGACGTAGTGTTTTGGGAACCCAAGGCCGCTGGCGTTTGGCTTGTTCGCATCAACAAGTTTTTGTAAGGGGATTGACAATGAAGACTGACATCAAGCGAGTAGAATCCCTATACGGGATCAAATCTTTCGACGCTGCCGCCGAGTACGCGAAGAAGAACTTCAAGGACGAAGGCGGCATCATTCTTGCTAGGAACTTGGAGCACGTAAGCGCCGAGATCTTTACCCAAGAATTTGCGGGCCTGACATTCCTAAATCAAGGTATCGCGGTTAACAACGAAGGCGGATATGCTACCAGCATCCGCAAACTGAAGCTGCGCACTGAAGGCGGCTTCCGCGAGTCCGGCAGCAACACCAACACCACCGGCAAGATCACTTTGTCTGGCGAAGACGACAGCATCCCAGTGTTCACCAAGGAAGCCGAATCTGACTGGTCCGAGATCGAACTGAAGCAAGCAGAGCTTGAGAATATCAACCTGCCAAGCCGGTTCTTTGAAGGTCACGCTGAACTGTACAACCGTGAAATTGACGACATCGGTTACTTGGGCCAGGTTCGCACCGACGGCAGCCAGAAGACCACGGGCCTGCTGAACTACTCCGGCTTCACCAGCAATAGCGCTGTAAAGACCGCCGCTGCATCAACTGGGCAAGAGCTGTACGACGAGATTGCCGAGCTGATTACCGCTCAATGGGCTGGCGTGCTGAACGTGGACAGCTACAAAGCTGACCGCGTGACCATGCCAGCGACTGTGTACAACATCGCATCGACCAAGATCCTGAATAGTGCAGGGTCTGAGATGAGCGTGTTGCGTGCGCTGAATGCCAACTTCCCGACCGTTACCTTTGGCCTGACGACCAAAGCAGAGGCCGCAGCTGGGGACGCTACATCATCCGTAACCGTAGCGTTCAGCTCCAACCGTCGAGCGGTACAGTTCCGTTTGCCGGTTCCGCTGAACGTATCCAGCGTACACCAGCGCGGCTTTAAGTATTACGTTGAAAGCTACTTCGGCCTAGCCGGTCTGGACGTAATCGAAGACGACGCGGCACAGATCCTAACGGGCCTGTAAGCCAGTGGCCAGCCGCTAACACAGGGCTGGCAATCTTTACGGAGTGACGTATGGACGATTTTAAAGAGCACAAGTCTATGCCCAAGAAAGCACCGGCACAGGCACCAGCACCGACCAGCATCAAGAACGTGTCCGGCAGCCGGCATAAAGTGTATGGGCAGATTGTTCAGCCTGGTGCAACGTACACGCTGACCGAGGCGGACAAAGCAGACGAGCATAACGGCAAGCGAATCAAGAACGCCATTGCTTCGGGCAAGCTAGAGCGAGTGTAACTGATGCCCCTTATTGACGACTTCAAGACACGCTTCCCCGAGTTCGACGCCATTACTGTAGATCAGTACGTGCCGATTCTGGAGCCGTTGTGGTCGTGTTATTGGGGTGGCAATTACGACGAGCCATGCGGTAAAGAGATCGTGCTAAATCTGATTGCTCACTTGATCGTGGGCGAGACGACGGCGGGCACCGGCAACATAAAGTCAACTCAATCGAAATCCGTTGGCAGCGTGTCTGTGTCGTATAGCGAGGGGTTCGCGGCAACCAGTGAGCGCATCGGCTGGCTGAATGCAACGCGATACGGGGCCAGGTATCTGATGCTGACGTCTCGCAGCGCGGGCGGGGTGTTCGTATGACGCTGACGCCAGAGCAGATGCTTGAGCGTACCGGCGCGTACTTGGCCAACCTCGAAAAAGCCAAACGCGGCTATGTAGCCGTGGGCCTTCCGAGCGAAGAAGTGGGCAGCAAGGTGTACGGCGATGGACAGACGGTTGCGACTGTTGGGGCAAGGCATGAATACGGCGCGGGCGTTCCACGGCGGTCATTTTTGCGTACGCCGTTTACGGCCAAGCGAAATGAACTGTCTACAGCCATTGCCAAACAGTTTGAAGATGTATTCCAGCGCGGCAAGAAAGCAGAGCAGGCGCTAGGCTTGATTGGAACGGTTGCCGTTAATATCAGCAAGGGCGCATTTACAACGCGGGGCTATGGTGAGTGGCCGGACATTACGCAAGCGACTAAAGACGCTAAGGGTAGCAGCCAGGTGCTGATAGACACAGGCATCTTGCGCGGCTCAATCACTCATGTGGTGCGCGGCTTATGAGTAACATCGTTGATGTGTCCGACGCACTGATAGAGTGGGAACAGCCAACGGTTATCAAGACCGTAACCGAGTCTACCGTAGACTTTGAGCCTGCCACAGTCGTTACAGGGCGATCACAACTATGCGTTGTGCAGGTGGCAGACAAAGAAAAGATCAACCCCGGCACTATTGATTGGTCGCTTGAGTACATCATGGTTCACAGCCGCTCAGGTATCGAGATTGACGACCTGATAGAGCATGACGGGCGCGACTATAAGGTGACTGACCGAGGGCCATGGCGCGACTATGGTTATGTTGAGGTTGTTGCGGCTGAAACCAAGCGGCCATTGGTGGTGGCCACATGAACGAATCACTACGCTTAACGGCCCTATTCGTGCGCGACCTGCTAGGCTACAACGAGCAGCTAATCCGCATCGGTCGGCAGAACTACGACATTGACGATTTCACCATTGGGTATATCGGCGTTGACTCACTAGGCGCGGCACAACGGCTGGCGAGCGGTGAGAAATACGACGGCA